GACAGGTACAAAGGTTTCACTTCTCCGTTAACTCCGTTAGAACAATTCACCGATCCGATTAACACGGACAGATACAAAGTTCTCTTTCGACAACGGAAGATTCTCCAACCGGGATTTGCGAACCTACCAGAAGATCCAAACTTTACACATGAACAACGTCCTAGTTACGTCATGTTTCAGAAGTATGTTAAGATTCAAAAGAATCTGACGTATGGCATTGGACAGAATGCAGCCAATGGAGACAGACCCCACCTAGTATTCTGGTGTGAGAGAGCTTTTGGAACTGGCTCGGCATTGAAACAAAATTGTGCAGTCATTCAAAGGCGTTTCATTACATTCTTTAGGGAGGCGCAAACTTAAAAAGGCAGACCTAGGACCCCCGGTTTCCGGTTTAATCGGAGGGGGGTTCGTGGGGCCCCGTCCTTTTAAGCGGGACTTCAGTATGTCGCGCTTTCCGGGCCTACGGCCCTACTTATGCGCGACATACTGAGGACTCGATTAAAACGACACCCCCCTCCCCCCCTCCTCACCTAACGGTTCAGGGGGGAGTGTTAATCGAGAGTAGTCTTGCATAAGTAATTTAAAAAAAGGGTTAATTTACCAATTAACTATTTGGGCTTAATAGTTCCAGACCTTGATGTCATAACGGTCGGCAGAGTAGGCTTGCATGTTAGGATATTCATTCATCATAATAACAACATGTGCATGGGCAGGCGCGCAAGTGAGACGTTTGGTACGAGAATCATATTTAGAACTAAAGATAACACCATCTTTCAAAGATTCTCCAATGCTGTACTGAAAGAATTGGACAGCAAGTCGGGGAATGTCAAAGAAGAAGACTGACTTTGACTCATCAATGGCGTAGGCGAGATCCACGACCTTTCCTGGTCCGAGGAGTTGGACTCTTTCGGGGTGGAGAGAGAAATACAACTGAGAGAACCAAGTTTTTCCGGAGTTTCCAACGGGGTCAACAATGAAAATGATCTTACGGGAATCGGCGGGTCCATCGAGGATGGTTCGGAGTTCAGATTGATAGGGGCGACAGTCTCCTGCAATGGCGGGTGGTGTGGGATAGATGAGATCGACGAGTCGAGTGAGCCGGGAGTTGCGGACGAAGAGGGCAGGGAATTCATTGGCGATAAGTCGTTCTGAAGGCTTGGTAGGTTGATCCAGAACCCAGGTCTTGAAGTCGGCGTAGACACAGTTTCGGCCGGGGACGGAGGGAAGCGATCCGAACTCCTCAAAGTCATGGTCTTTCTTGCAATATGTGGCTGCCGCTGCGGAAGAGGCTCGAGCGACTTCGAGGTGGGCGCGAGGGGAGATGGCGTTCTTGGCTGCATTGAGGCGCTTGTTGGAACGGAAGATAACAAATCCTTGGAGGTGCGGAGTACCGGTGATCGGGGCGGTTTCACGGCCATAGACAAGATACACAACGTCGAAACCAAGTTGAGCAAGAGAGGCGCACTCCTCATCAGTGTAGTTGTTGAGCGTGAACACCCAACGCGAAGATTGTGGAGAGGGAGCCATAGTAAAACAAAAATGTCGATTTTATGTTTTTATGGGATGTGGGATGAGGAAGGTAAGGGGTAATACTATCCCCTTACCTTCTCCGACGAAAGTATTTTGCTCCGTGCGAGCCAACTCCGACGAGTGCATAAAACTCCATTAGGAACATTAAGTATATTTGATTTGAATTAGAGATGCCAAGACTAGTGCGCGCATACAGAGCAGCGCGCAAGGGGCTCAGATATTACAAGAAGTATGCCCCGCGCGTGAAGCGCGCAATTAGTAGAGGGCGGAAGGCGTACACGACCATCCGAAAACTTCGGATGCCAAGATCAATAAAGAGACGCTCGGGAGGCGCAAACCGCAGAGCGTTAACTGGGGTTGGTACATATGGTTCCAGCAATATGTGCAAGACATCGGTCTTGGTTAGTGACACCAGTGGTCAGCTAATTAGTAACAGAGAACTGTACTGGTCAGACCTAACGACTCTTGGAAGACAAACGAGTAGTGACGAACCGAACCTGCGTGATGGTACCGCCATCTACTTAGCAGGTTTGAAACTGACTATGCAAGTCATCAATAACACCGATATGCCGCTTCACTTCAATTATGCAATCGTCGTTCCTAAACAGAATGGTTCTCCATCTGAAGCAGACTTCTTTCGTGGGTACGGAGTCGACAGGTACAAAGGTTTCACTTCTCCGTTAACTCCGTTAGAACAATTCACCGATCCGATTAACACGGACAGATACAAAGTTCTCTTTCGACAACGGAAGATTCTCCAACCGGGATTTGCGA